GAGATCAACCTTCCCAGCCAGTATTTTGGGGCGCTGCGGTACAATCTGGGATGCAGGGTTCGTCCCATGTATCAGATCCCACCCGATCCGTCTTTGGTCGGGCTGGCCGTGGATAGTCTCAGCGTCATCCGCAATATGAATGCGGCAGTTCCCCGCCTCAGAATGCCGGTAGGCCTCGGCAGGGGCGCGAAATACAATATATTCTCGGACAGTAATTACTAGTACAAAACCAATGTCTTAGTGGATATTTGTATGCTAGTTTCTCCGCGAATAGGGAGAGACGGCATGACTGCAAGAGTAGAACTTCAAGGCAAGAAATTTGGCCGTTGGACTGTGCTTCGTTACGCACGAAGTCGTCGCGGTGCGGCCATGTGGGTCTGCAAGTGTAAGTGTGGTGTAGAGCGGGAGATCCCAACAGGAAATCTGCGGTCTGGAGGCTCAACATCATGCGGTTGTTTTCAGAGGGAGGTGACTTCCAAGAGAGCAACTAAGCATAAGCAGTCTTTCCATCCGATATATCGATGTTGGGTTGGGATGAAGGACCGGTGTTCGAACAAAAGCACCATGTGCTTCAAAGATTATGGCGGTAGAGGCATCAAGGTCTGCGACCGCTGGTTGGCTGACTTCTGGAATTTCTGGGATGACATGGCGCCGGGATGGCGACCCAATCTCTCCATTGATCGAATTGATGTAAACGGCAACTACGAGCCTGGAAACTGCCGCTGGGCCACTCAATCTGAGCAGATGCGCAACACGCGCAATTGCAAAATAATTGAAACTCCTTTGGGAAAAATGACGCTTGCAGAAGCTGCGGAACGCAGTGGGCTAAGCGTCACAACGATAAAATATCGCGTTTTCAGCAACTGGCCGAAAGACCTTTTGCTTGATCCAACACGTCGCCGGAGATGGTGGCGCAATGTGAATTAGCCTCGTCCTTTGCGGGTCTGGGAGGGGCTAAATCCCTCTCGACCCTGAAAGGACTCCCTCATGGCCGCTATTCTCTCGCAACTTCTGGGCTATCGCCTTTTCCCTGGCGAACTCATGAACCAGATCATCACCGTCTGCAACAACTTGACCGGCAACGGCACGCCGCAAAGCACGACCGCCAGCAATCTCTCCTTTACCGGCACGCTGACTGGCTCGCCTCAGCTAATCCAGCTCACCACGGGCACCACGCAGGGCACCGCGACGGCCATCACCAAATCGACGGCCATCATCACTGCGGTTGCCACCTCCTCCACCCATGGCGTTCGCCTTCCGACTGCCGCGACAGGTTTGATTGTCCGGGTTCTGTCCGTAGCCACGACCTTCAGCGCCAAGGTCTATCCGGCGACGAACGGCAAAATCGGTGGCGCCTCTACGAATGCCGCTGACACAACGCTCCTGGTCAAGAACAAGGGCAATATCTATGTTGCCGTCAACACCACCCTTTGGGCGGTGATGCGTGGGGCATAACACTCCGATTGTTGGTGCTGGGGAGGAAATAGCCCCCGGCACCATCATCGAAGGTTTCGAGATCGTCACGCCTCTCAATGACGAAATCTGCCGAAGCCATATCGACATCAATCTGAAGCGCGGCTTGAAAGAAGCGGTAAGGCGCAGAACCTTGCATATCGTGGCGGCTGGTCCTAGCGCGCGATTGGCCGGGAACTACATCTCAAGTCTTCCGACACTGGCGCTTAATTCCAGCCTGAAGCTGTTTACAGACTGGGGAATTGCTCCCACCTATTGGGCCTGCTGCGATCCGCAAGAATTGGTGGCGGATTTCCTTCCCGATAATCCCTCTCGGGAAACCATCTATTTCGTAGCCTCCAAATGCCATCCTCGGGTGTTTGAGAAGCTCAAGGGCTGCGATGTGCGGATTTGGCATCTGCGGGACTATCCCGCCGATGGCCGTTCCAGGATCGCGCTTTGCTCGACAGTAACGTTATCGGCCTCATGGCTGATGCACCGGCTTGGCTACACGGATTTCGAGTATTGGGGATGGGACGGCTGTTTCATTGACGGCAAGCACCACGCCACTGTGGACGATGATTGGTCTGGTGTGGAAGTCCTGCATCTCAATTACGGGGGCACCATTGAGGGCGAAGAAGTGATTGGCGGCCGGGTTTTTTCCACCACCAGAAGCTGGGCATCTGAGGCCAAGGATGCGGAACAGTTCTTCATGCTTGCCGAATATTTCGACATCGGACTTACTATCCATGGTGACGGGATGTTCGCCTGCGCCCACAAATTCAGCCACGGAGAAAAGGGGTGAGACTGGCGCTTACCCAAGGTGCCTATGAAGCCCGCGCCTTGATTGCCGATGCACAAAAATGCGTGAACCTCTATGCGGAGAAAAATCCGGACGATAGCCCGTTCCCGGAGACCTATTACCCCACGCCTGGAACACCCATTTGGGACACGGCTCCGGTAGCAGGTGAGGTCAGGGCGCAGTACACCGCGTCAAACGGCAATCTCTATATCGTGGTGGATGACACCGCTTATTACGTAAACGCGGGTGTCTGGACGGTTCTGGGAACGCTTACAACATCCTCAGGCCTTGTCTCGATCAAGGACAATACCCTTGTCGCGGTGATTGTGGATGGCACCTCTTTTGCCTTCTGCATCAAGCTGTCGGACAATTCGTGGAACTCGGTATCGGCCACGAACTTCTACGCCTGCGATGTGGTTGATTATCTCGATACCTATCTGATCTTCAACCGTAAGGGCACCAATCAGTTCTTTTTCAGCCTGTCGAATGCGGACTACGCGATGTTTGTCGGTGGGACCGCTTTTGATCCCCTCGACATCGCGGCCAAGACCGGAGGCAATGACAATATCGTTGGGCTCAAGGTCATGCATCGCGAACTGTGGTTGCTCGGGGAGTGGACCTCCGAGGTCTGGTTCGATGCCGGCGCCCAGGATTTTGCCTTCCAGGCCATGCCTGGCGCTTTCGTGGAGCATGGCTGCACCGCTGTAGGCTCGATAGCCAAATATGATCTGGGTGTCTATTGGCTGGGTCAGGATGCCATGGGCGCCAATGTGGTATTCGAGGGCGCTCAATACCGGGCAAGAACCATATCGACAAAGGCCATTGATCGCGAGATTGCGACCTATGCCAATACTTCGGACGCGCTCGGCTTCACCTATCTTCAGGAAGGCCATGTTTTCTATGTCCTGGTATTTCCCTCGGCCAATGTCACTTGGGTTTATGACATCGGGGAGGAAAAATGGCATCGGCGCTGCTGGTCTGATGACAATGGCATCTTGAACCGCTGGCGGGCCAATTGTTTCACCACCTATCAGGGCAAACTCCTGGTAGGGGATTTCGAGAACGGCAACATCTATTACCTCGATCTCGATACCTACCTGGACAGCTACGATGGGACAGATGGAGACCCCGTGGTTCGGGTGCGGTCCTTCCCGCATACCACGGATGAAAACGACCGCCTGATACACAAGAACTTCCTGCTCGCCATGGAAGTGGGCAACAAGATGACCACGGCGACGAATGACAATGATTATGTTTCTCTCAGATGGTCGGACAATGCCGGAAAGTCCTATGGGGAAGCGGTTCTTCAGACCCTGGGCGAAACCGGCAATTACATTGCCTCCATGCAGTGGAACCGGTTGGGCCTCGCGCGTGACCGCGTATATGAAGTGTCCTGGTCCGCCCCTGTAAAGACCTCCATTCAGGGCGCTTATCTTGAAGTGATAAAGGCCGCTTCGTGAGTTCTCCGGGAAACCCCAACAGCCAGGGCTTTCCGCAGACGAATGCTCCGGTTGTGGACCCCAGCCGGAATTTCCAGTGGACCACATTCTGGCTGCGTTTCATGATGAGCCTGTGGGCTCGCACGGGCGCGGCGTCGGGAAGCGGCGTTGTCTATACGGGTATCATAAGCGCTTACGGGGCCGCTACGGTGCCGCTGGGATGGCTTCCTTGTGATGGAGCAGCCGTAGACAGGCTTACTTATGCGGCATTGTTTTCCGTCATTGGAACCACATGGGGGCCTGGAGATGGTTCAACCACCTTCAATGTTCCGGACCTGACAGATCGGTTTGCACTGGGCGCTGGTGTTGCATCTCTAGGCACGACCGGGGGCACAGACAGCGTAACGCTTACGACAAGCGAACTTCCCGCTCACAGCCATACCATTACCGACCCTGGCCATGCTCATACGACGCTGGCAACGGCCTCGACCAATACGACCGGCACAGATCCCGGCGATGTCACGACTGGCGGCATGACGGGATCAGCCACCACCGGCATCACGGGGACCAACAGTGCCGGTTCCGGCAATCCGTTTTCCATCATGCCGCCTTATGCGGCAGTTATCTGGATGATCAAGGCATAATGAGAAATTTCCTGAAGATTGCAGAAGGGCAGGACACCATGCCGCTTCTTCTGGCTTTATCCTCCAATCAAGACCTCTGGAACCAGTACAAGGTCCGCACCACCAAGGAAGGCCCCTTATCCGTTCACAAGGCAGTAGACGATATTGTTCTGCGATATGCGCCATACACGCAGGGCGAAGATTTCATGGACAAGATTTGTTCCAACATCCACTGCGTCGATTATCCGGCATGGCATAAGCTTCCGGAGGCGCATCATTTCATCTTCGGCGTCATGGCCAGAGTGAAAGGGGTTCATCTCGGGCGCGTGATGATTTCTCGTGTTCCTCCCGGAGGCTCAATCCCGGAGCATTCAGATCGCATTGGGCCTGCCGAGGAAGCCTTTCCGGACCGAGTTCCTCCAGCGCTCTATTACGAGCGCTATCATGTGGTTTTGCAGAGTGGGCCGGGAACGGTTTTCCGCTGCGGGGATGAAGAAGTCTACATGGCCACCGGGGAGGTCTGGTGGTTCGATAATCAGATAATCCATTCCGTGCAGAACAATTCGGCAGTGGACCGCCTGCATCTCGTCATGGATATTCGGACCAAGCATGACAATTACGTTCCACAGTGAAAGCTGGGACGCCTATTACAACGATCCTGACCGCGAAAGGCTCTGGGTAGAGCATTACTCCGAGTTCGTGCCGGCGCACGAAAACAAAATGCCGATAGGGCCTGATTGCAAAGCATATCAGGCACTGGCGAATGCCGGGGCTCTGGAAATAATCACGGCACGAAAGGCCGGGAGAATGATTGGCTACTGCCTCATCGTATGCAGGCGTCATATCCACTATGACGCGCTTTGTGCCTTTGAAGATTCCTACTTCGTAACCAAATCTGAACGCCTTGGATCGGTCGGAACAAGGCTCATCAAGCGCGCTTTGGAGGTCTGCGAGGCGCGGGGATGTGTGCGGGCCTACTGGATGACCAAAGAGTTTAATTCAATTGGAAAGCTGTTTGAGCGGATGGGAATGCAAAAGATCGATTCCGTCTATGCCGTGTGGCTAGGAGCGTAACATGGGTATTGGTGCAGCCATTATTGGTTCCACAGCGTTGAGCGCAGGAGTGAATGCCTTTACATCGAGTCAAGCATCTGGCGCACAATCGGATGCAGCCAATGCTGCTGCTCAGACGCAACGCGATATTTATGCTTCCAATAAGGCAATGCTGCAGCCCTGGAATGATCAGGGGTTTGCCGGTTATGGCACTTTGCGGGATTTGCTTGGCCTGGGCGGAAACTCTTCGACTATGCAAAGCACATTGGAGAGTCTTCCCGGCTATCAGTTCACGCTCAATCAGGGTTTGAAGTCCGTTCAAAATGGGGCCGCTGCGCGTGGATTGGCAAATTCTGGGGCCGCCCTAAAGGGCGCGGCTGGCTATGCAACAGGATTGGCAAACTCAAATTACGGGGCTTATGTAAATCAGCTCTCCAATTATGCGGGTATGGGCTTGAACGCCGCAGATGCGCTGGCCGGCGTTGGTACCCAAGCCGGTACTGGTATTGCAGGAAGCCAAATTGCAGCAGGTAATGCAGCGGCGGCCGGTTATAATGGTATTGGCAATTCCATCAGTAACGCAGCCGGGTCTCTTCCACTTGCCGCCCTTCTGAACAACGGTGCATTTGGTGGTGGTGCCGCAGGCCAGAGCAGCGGTCCCCTATTTGGATGGACATGATGCCAGACATCGATACGAGTACCTATCCCAAAGCTAATAATACAAGTCCGCTAAAGACTTTCAGTGATTTTGCCACGCTGCAAAACACACTGAACCAGAACAAACTGTTCCAGCAGCAATACAACACCAACCTGGCCGTCTCGAATATCTACAAGCAGGCGATGAATCCTGACGGGACTATCGATCAGGCCAAGTTGTCTGCGCTTTTGGCCTCCGATCCCAATGCCTCTTATGGACTTCCCCAGGCCTATCAGCAGTCCCAGGAAGCGCGGGCGCGCAATATCGGTATCGATACCGCTCAACTGGAAAACCAGCGCAAACACTGGGACGCGGTGGGGTCTTTTATCTCGCCCCTGCTTTCGTTGGGAAACAAGGCAACTTCCGGCGATGTTGCGCATCAACTGGCAGCGGCTACCACGGCAGGACTGGCATCACCCGAAGAGGCCTCAAAGGTCTGGGCGACCCTTCCCAGAACCCCGGATGGGCGCATTGATGAAACCAAAATTCCATCCTGGTCCCAGCAGATGATGCTGAACCTGATGGATCGGCAATCTGCCCTAAATGCCACCAATCCGGCCCCTACGATTGTCAATACCGGACAATCTCAAATCCCGATGCGGCTGCCGCAGATCGGCGCACCATCCTTGGCCGGTCCCGGCATCCAGAACGAACTGCCTCCCACCACACAGCGCTACAATCCGCAAACCCGCCAGATGGAGTTTGTCGGGCCTACAGGTGGTGGCGGACAGGGCGGTGGCAATCCTTCGCAAGGCGGTGGAGCGCCAATGGGTGGGGGCGGCGGCGGTATGGCTGCTGCGCCTCCCTTGGGTGCGCCCGAGGCGGCATCTGTTGATGCGCACGCAAGCGCTCAACAGGGCACGGAATTACAGCGGCGTTCGGATCGAGTGAATGATACCAAAGCCATTCTCGGAAATCTGGAAGGCGAATTAAATACCCCTGGTTTCAATACTGGACCAGGCACCAAAAGCATGGCCGATTGGGCAAAATTCATGAATACCCAGTTTGGCATGAATATCCGCGTTGAAGGCCTTGCCGCCCGCGAACAATTCAACAAACTGGCCGGGATGTTGGCACAATCCCAATTCCAAGCTCTTGGAGGTACGGGTACCGATGCCAAGTTGGATGCAACAACGCTTACCAGCCCTAATTCTGAATTATCCAAATTGGGCAATAAAGGCATCATTGCATTGCTAAAAGGAAATGAGGATGCAATTGCTGCCAAAAACCAAGCGTGGCAGGCGTTCAAACAACAGAACGGCCCCCAGTCTTATGGGCAATTCTCGACTGAGTTCAACAAGTCCTACGATCCCCGCGTGTTCCAGTCTCAATATCTGACGCCGGATGATCGCAAGAAAATGCTCTCTGGCATGACCAAGAACGAGCAAAAGGGCTTTCTCAATTCCTACCGCACGGCGCTGAACAATGGCTGGGTACAACTCCCCGGACAATGATCCGACCGGCTATCTGACGGGGATCATTGGTTCGCCGCTGACTCTGACAAGCGGGTTCCGGGATGCACAGCGCAATGCCTTGGTGGGCGGGATACCCAACTCTGCGCATCTGACGCCGGGTCAGGCCTATGATTTTGTCCCCAAGGGCATTAGCACGGCAGAGGCAGTTAATCGTTTCTCCAAAGTCAATGTCCCGTTCGATCAGCTCATAGACGAGGGCGATCATGTCCACGTCTCTTTCGCACCAACCAGCAGGCGACAGGTAATTCGTTTCAAGATGGCACAATCCGGTATTTCCGATGATGATCTGTTGAAGGCCTTGACTGGGCAGGGAAGTGCGCCAGCCAGGGCTGCCGCCCCACAGACTCAGCAAGGCCCGTCAGACGATCAATTGCTGGCGGCGTTGACGGGTGAAGCCCCGAAAGGATCGAGTCCTGCCGCTTCCGTAGCGGCTCCAGCAGGACCGTCCAAACCGACCGGCTCGACCCTAGCTGACATGATCCGTTCGCTACCTGGAGGGTTGGTCAAGGGCGTGTCCGCAGTTGCAGGGCTTCCGGGTGATGTTAATTCCTTGCTGGACGCAGGAGCCAACGCCCTGACAGGCGCCAATATCTCCACCAACCAGCTTCCGACTTCAGCCGGTATCGCCAATACCGTGGCTAAGCCCTTCGGTGGTTTCTATGAACCCCAGACGGTTCCTGGGAAATTCACCGACACAATCGCTCAGTTTGCTCCAGCCGCCTTGGCTCCCGGCAATGCCCTCTTGCGCGCTGCCCGTGTAGCCGTGCCTGGCGCAGCCTCGGAAGCAGCGGGCCAGCTTACTGAAGGTCAGCCAATAGAGCCTGTAGCCCGGTTTGCCGGTGCATTGGCAGGAGGTGGCGCATTGGGAGCGGTAAAGCACGCCATTGAAAATCCCAAGCCGCAAATTCCATCCACAGCCGATATCAAGGCTGCGGCCACAGCCGCCTATAAGCGTGCCGAACAGGCCGGCGTGGTGATTAAGGATAGTGCCGTCAAAGGCTTGGCCAATGACATCAACCAAGCCGTGACTGAGGCGGGTATTGATCCGACATTGCACCCCAAGGCTACCGCTGCGGTCAAGAGGCTGCTAGATTCCAAGGGAGACATTTCCCTCAAGCAGATGGACATCCTGCGCCGCGTGGCCAATGGCGCCGCAGGCAGCATGGACAAAGACGAGAGCCGCATTGCTCACATCATTCTGGATCATATTGATGACTTTGTTGAAAATCTCGGGGCTGGCCATGTCCGTGCGGGGGATACCGAAGCCGCCACTACAGCCATCAAAGAAGCCCGAGGCCTCTGGGCCAAACAGGCAAAATCCAGCGTCCTAGACGAACTCAGTAACCGGGCCAAAAACCGCGCCGAAGTGGTTGGCGGATCTGGTCTGGAAAACGCTCTGAGAGTGGAGTTTCGCCAGCTCGCCCAAAATCCCAAACGCATGGCTCGGTTTTCCGCTGACGAGCAAGACGCCATTCGGCAAGTCGCACGGGGCGGACCCGTTGGCAATCTGGCGCGCACGGTCGGAAAACTCGCCCCCACCAATCTCATGGCGATCCTGGGTGAGATGGGGGCTATTCATCTCGATCCCAAAGCCCTGGCGCTTCCCGTCGCCGGCACGCTTGGGCGCATGATTGCCACACAAGCCACAAAGCGTAATGCGCTTGCTGCATCTGAATTGGTGCGCGCCAGCGGCAATAAAATCCCGCAGGCGCCAGCCTTCACGCCTGAAATGCTCACCGCGATTTTTGCCAAGAAAAATCCGCAAGAGCAGCAGAACAATCTCGTCCCAAGTTTCGCGCAGTAGCGCGAAAGACTGATCTCATAACCAAAGCACGGAACACGATTCCTTGACCGCTACTCTATTGCCAAATGCGAAACAACAATTCGTGGATTTGAATGGGCGGCCCCTCGTCGCCGGCCTCGTATATTTCTATCAGGCCAACACCTTGATCCCCAAGGATACCTGGCAGGATTCCGCCCAAACTGTGCTTAATACCAACCCGGTGGTCCTCGATAGTCGGGGGCAGGCCACCATCTACGGGTCCGGCAATTATCGGCAAGTCCTGACCGATGCACGCGGCAACACCATCTGGGATGGAGACACCACCGGATGACAGCCGCGATACTTCCTAATGGCAAACGTCAGTTCATCGACATCAATGGCAGGCCTCTCGTAGGCGGGACTGTCACCTTCTACGAGCCTGGCACGCTTGTCCTAAAAGACACCTGGCAGGACGATGACCAGACCATCCTCAACACAAATCCCATTGTCCTCGACAGCAGAGGACAAGCGATCATCTACGGCTATGGCATCTATCGCCAGCGGGTCAAGGACGCGCTCGGCAACCTGATCTGGGATGAGGAAACCGCCGCACCCTATTCGCCGGCCAATCCGCCTCCAGATGCAGACTTCATCTTCCGCGACATCTTCATGGAAGGAAAGCCGGATGACGCGGAACTCTATCCCGTCATCAACATGCCGATTGCCCAAAGCATTCCCATTGCTATGGCGGGCAGCGTCATAACCATTGATCCGAATTTTTTGCCGACCGCCGATATCACCATCACGCTTTACCAGACTACACCTCCGGGCAGTCCTGCTTCCATCGGGACCATCGATATTGATACGGCTGGCAATGTGGTTGTGACATTTCCCGCACAAATAGATTTTGCAGCCAGAGATCAGCTCTCGTTTGTGTGGCCTTCCCCGCAAGACTTGACGGCTGAGAACATCGCCATAGCGCTGGTGACGAGAATCACCTGATGCCCTTCATACCATCAATTCAGTCTTTGGTCGGTGATCATTCGGGAGGCGTCGCCATAGGTCTCGACTGGACGCGCAGACGCGCATTTGAGGTGAGCAATACGAATCTATCCAGGTATGGCCTATTGACCGGCCTCGAAGAAGCTTATGCGCCCCTGGCCGATATGGGAGGAATTGGAGAAAACGGCATTGCGGCCCCGATTGGGATAGCAGCGAATGGCAATATTTTTCTAAGCGCATCCGGTTCGCTCTACAACGGCGCTGCCATGTATGTGGATGGCTCCGCTCTCACGATGATAAATCTCATCGGTTATCCACCCCCCAATGAAGGCTTGGGCGGGATGGTGGGATTCACCTTCGGCAGCACGCAATACGCCATGGACATGGGCCTGGGCAACAGCATCATCACGGTTCTCAACCGCATCCAGTTCAACTCCACCACCGCTTGGCTTGGCGACAACAACTTTACCCATGTCGGAGGGGTCGGGTGCGCCGGTATGCCGGGCGACGGAATGGCATATCTTCTATCGGCACCGGATGGTGGTCCAAGCCAAACAGGACCAGCCACTCTTTCGGCCGTAACCTTTGATGGCTCGGGATATGTGTCCAATGTCGCGATAGGCGATATCACAATGGCCTCGGTCGAACCGACATGGACCGATCAATTCCATCCCATCGGAGTCTGTTTGGATCAGACGGACGGCAAACTTCTTGCTGTATTCGCAGGAAACGGTGGCGTAACGACCCATACTGTCCTGGCCAAGATCAATCCGGCAACGGCTGCTTTGGAGTGGACAGTTCACTTGCCAAACTCTGATGGCGGTGGGCGGATTTCCGCCGGTGTCACGTTCGCCTACAGTGACATCAAGAATCAACGATGCGGATTTTACACCGGATCGCCGCCGCAAGTGACCATCATCGATACTTCGGATGGGTCGGTTGATACCCAATATTCAAGCAACCTGAATGGCCTGTCGAACATAGACGGCCAATGCTACAACGATTCCCTTGGCGCCATCGTGCTGGGCTGTGATTTCTCCAATACCACCGGCAGTCCCACCCTGTTGAACAGCACCCCGACAAGTTGGGGAGACGGATACGCGGTGCTCTATGTAGCAGCGGGTTCGCACAAAAGGCGCTTTCTGGCCCAAAGCCGCCCCATCAGGATCATTCAATAAATCAGAGGCCCGGCATGGATGGCCACCAATATACTGCTCGGTTTGAAGCGCCGGGCGGTGTTCCTGTTTTAGACGTGTATCTGGACACGTTGGGCGTTCCGACCGTGGGCTTGGGGCACACTGGCCGGGACGTGAAGATGGGCGATCATTGGCCATCAGACCGCTGCTGGCACGCCTTCTATAACGACTATGCGATAGCAACTGGTCATGCACCACACATCATCGGCGCCGATTGCTGGTCCAGGCTGAATGAACCACGCAAATCTGTGCTTGTAGACCTCTGCTTTAATCCGGGTCCCACAAAGCTTGTCGCCTTCCATGACACGCTTGCTGCTATTCGGATTGGAAACTGGCAGCGGGCGCATGATGAGCTATTGGACAGCCTCTACGCCCGGCAGGTGAAGACCAGGGCGCGGATGAATGCGGCAACGTTATTGACAGGAGTATGGCCGAATGAAGCTGCGGTTGGTTGATGATCTTTCGGTAATCTGGAAGCGGTGGAGCGTGAAGATTGTTGCGGCGCAGGCCGTTGTGCTTCTGACCTGGGGTGCGTTCTATGCGTGCGGTCTGACCCCGACCGTTCCTGAGTGGGTCAAGGGCGCGGTGGTTGTGGTGTTCACCCTCGCGGCCCTTACAGCGGCCCCGCTCAAGCAATCGAACCTGCCGCCGAATGGCTAATCCATATGTGCTGCTTGGGGCGGCCGGTGCATGGATCGCGTCTCTCGTTTTGGCCGGATGGCTCATGTATGCGCGCGGCCATGATGACATGCGAAATGCCTATACGGAACAGACGCTCTCCCAGACACAGAAACAACTGGATGCCGCACGCAAGGGCGCCGCGCAAGCGCAGGTGGCAGGAGAAAACCATGAGAAAGGCGTTCAAATTGTCCACGACACCACACGGGAGATCGTTCGGACTGTCCAGATTCCTCCTGATAATGATCCTGTTATGCCTGTTGCCGCTATCCGCCTGTTCGACCGTGCCGCAAGTCGTAGCCCCGGTGCAGATCCCTATCCCGGCCAATCTCCTAACGCATCCTCCGGCATTAAGCTGTCTGAAGTTATCGCCATGCTCGTCACAGACTGGGCAGACAAGTATTATACCTGCCAGAAACAGGTTGATGACATAGCGGCGCAAAAGCCCGTTCTTCCGAGTCCGGTTGAAAAACCAAAAACAATACTTGAGCAACTGAACCCATTTTAACGGAGCGCGCGTTTTGACTGTGATTGATTATGAGGCCCGTAACATGGCCAAAGAAGCATCCGCCAGAATGGATACCCATGAAGAGGTCTGTGCCGAACGCTGGGGACATGCCAAGAAAACCATGGATGCGATATTGCGTGTCTTGGCATGGGGTACTGCAGGTTTGATTGGCAGCATGGGGAGTCTGATCGTTTGGCTGGCTACGCATCCCCATTAGTCCGTGTCCAGATTGAACATCTATGTAAAGGCTGCATTCTTGTCCGCGTTGGTGCTCGCGGGCCGTTTCCCGCACCTTACAAATACTCCGTTACGGTGGTGGAGCGAGATGGGTTCGCGGAGCCGGTAGGCTTCGATCACAAAGATCCCACTCCCGGAGAATTTCAGGCCGTCATCCGAAAGATCAACAAGGTCACGGGAAAACTTGTGGCCTACTGGCGCGCGGTGCCTTACCCCCATCGCGTCTTCCAGATCGATCCGGGGTTAACCAGAGGACGTATAGTTATGGCTTCACAGATTGACAGATCACATCTTTCCAAGACGCATATTCCCAGCCCGGCCCGCGCGCAGAAGCGTGATGGAAGTATCAACATGCAGACCGTGGCCAAGGACGCTCAGAAGACCTTCGCGCTGTTCAAGTCCGGCAAGGAAATCCTTCTGAACCTGGAGCGGGTCGTTTTGGCGGACGGGTCAGTGCTGGACATTTTCCATCACCGCCAGGCCTAGCTAGGCGCCCAGTTCAACTCCCCCAGCCCCTCGCGGCCAACTCGCCCCGCTGCCGAAAGGTGGCGGGGCTTTTTTGTTTTACAGCCCAAGCCTAACCCATTGATGCGATTATCGGCATTTTGAGCCAGTTTTACACTCAAATCTGTGCGTTCATTCAATAACACACAATCTGGGGGGCAGGGGGTCGGAGGTTCAAATCCTCTCGTTCCGACCAATACTTAGCTGGTTTTCGGCTACCCCGGTTTTACAGGCAGTTTTACACTTTTGTTGGCAAGCTGTTCCTGATCGGCCTGGAACAACTCCAAGCGCCGGATGCGGTCTAGCAGCAGTTCGTCACGCTTCAGATACTTGTTGATGATGCTTTCCACCGCCTCACGCTCCCAGCCCACGATGTCCGCAATTTCCTGGCTGGTGAATCCGGCCCGATAGAAGTTCGTAACCGCAGTTCCCTTGAAGTCGTGGAAATGCAAGTTTCGCCCCTTGAGACCGGCCAAGTCCAAGGCATCCTGCCATGATGCCCCAAACCCGGTTCTCCATGGTTGGCAGCGGGTATTTGTCAGGACAGTCAGCGCCCGCTTAGGGATCGAGGCCAGGAGTGCCCTCAGGGGCGCTGTGATGGGCACAATGGCGTCACGGGAGAAGCCGCTTTTCCCGGTCTTTATCTCTATGGCCAAGTCGTTGATATTGCCCCAGCGAAGCTTCAGGAGGTCGCCCTGCCGCATTCCGGTTAGGGCGGCGAGTTGGGCTACCCATCCTATTTCCTGGGACGCCGCGGCGAGTAGAGCGGCCAAATCAGCCTCGGTCCAGATGATCTCGCTGCGATCGCTAGTATAGAGGTTTTCTATACCAATGCAGGGGTTCACCATCAATTCGCCATTGGCGACCATGAAGGAGCAAACCCTAGAAAGAACAGTCTTGCGGACATCTGAGGCGCGCGGGGTTCCCCGCCATTTATCGCGCCATACCCGGATATCATGGCGGATTTTCGGGTTGCTCCATAAACGCACTGGCAACGCGCCAAAATGGTCCCTTATCTCATCCAGGATCGGACCCCAGTTCGATTTGGTCTTGTCCGATATGCCCTTGTAGTCCTCGCTGGCCTGATACTTCTGGACCCAGCCGGCGAATCGGCTGCCGTCGATGTGCGGAGATCTAGCCGCGACAAATTCCTCAAGAAACTCCCTAGTTCCAGGCTCAGCCACGATCTTCGGGCCGCCGCGCCAGGCGTAACAGTAGGTTTTGCCCTTGGCTTTGACCTTATGAAGGCCCTTGAGCGGGTTCTTATTGGTAGCCATGCCTCGCTCTAAACTCTGCCAAAATGGCGTCATCGCTATCCGTTGCGGGATTCGCTGGGATAGGCAATGGCTGGCCAATGGCCGCCAGATAACGAATCGTGCCGTCCGGTAAGAAATCCACACCGCCGCCAGCCTTCTGCGCAGCCTTCATGGCTCGCAAAAGATCGGACTGACGGAAACGGGATCTCCCCCTTGGGGCTGTCACTGATGGGGCTCCGTTCACATAAAGACGTTGATAAACAAAAGGGCGCTGATGGTCCCGGTCCACACCGCTAGAAACCATTCAAACTTGACCAGATGGACGATGGCCGCGCCGAACAGCGCGCCGCTCGCTATCGCCGGGGAGTGCTCAGCCAAAAAATGTCCCATGACCGCTCCCTTGCCTACTTCTTCGGCGCTGGAACGGGCTTGGGCTTGAGCCAAGTTGATTCCAGGTCATCCAGATTGTTCAACACAAGCTCAATGTCGCGCTTCGGCACTTTGCTATTGGCGTGGATCAGCGTGACGATGGTGGCGCGGCGCAACCGCGTCTTGGTCAGCGCCTTCATGCCTTCGGCCAATTCTGTGATGGCCCGCTCGATAATTTCAGCGCCTTGCGGTTCTTCGCCCGGTGTGGGAACTACTTTTGCTTTCGACATATCGTTCTCCTTGTGGCTCCGCTTATCGACGTTTCATTTTGGGGATGCTGTCCTTGCCAAGCCCAACAGCCATGTTCAGGGCGCGGGCGATTTGCTCCGCATCGTGCTTGGCGTTGCCGCTCCACGGCACCACGCAAATCAGCCGGTAGCTGTCGGGGCGGCTGTCCACCACGTCATAGGTGATGCTGCCACTGTCATGGTCATCCCGTTCCACCACATAGGGCATGGCAGGATCGTAGGTTGCCCTGAGCGGTCTGATTTTCGGCTTGCGGCGCATCGGCACGACATTGCTCATTGGGCGAACTCCCGAATTGCCTTGGCCGCCATACGACACCCTTCCAAGTAAGCCTCTCGCTCTACGCCCGTGAACAGAAACCGCGTCATGGCATTTTCAGCCAGTTGGGCAGCGTGTTCTCTCGCCCGGCGCAATTCCTCATCGCGGCACGTCAGGCACTTGTCGCAGCGACAGGGGTGAATGCGTTCCATGGACGGCTCCCCGGCTAGGACTGGATAGGCTGCTGATACCCAGCAACGAACCCAGCATCGTTTTTGACCTTGTTGCGGCGCGCGAAGTAGTCCAGCGGCTTGGACAGCACGCGGTTGACTTCCTTCTCCTCGGCTTCGTCCGCGTCGAAACCCGCAGCCGCCGCCATAGCGAGGACGCACAGACCGACCCCGCCAAGCTCCTGGCGCAGATCGCCCGGTTCCTTGGCATAGATATAGTCAACCAGCTTGTGCAGCGTGGCCGGATCGCATCCCGCCGCTTGGGCCGCCTCTATTGCTTCCTCGACCAGTCGCAGGCCGCGCTGCTCGACATTCGAGGCGTGATCTTGGCCCGCGCGATTGCGCGAAGTGCTTTTGCTATGTGCGTCGCGTTTCAATAACTGCGCGCTTGAACTGCGAAAGTGCCAAAAAGTGCAAGTATCAATAGCCATAACAACAGGCCTCGACTCGGGGTCGTGAGACCGAGGCTTATGTAAATTCTGGGCAACACAATAGCTCACGCCTGCCTCCGCATGGGGCGCTTGGGCCAGTCTTTGCGGCGCTTCACCCGATTGAATGGGCGGGGTGCCCAAGCAGACGGTGGCCGGGGCTCTCCGGGGGCGCGTTTCTCTATAGGCTTTGCAGCAAGGCGCTTGACCTTGGCATTTGCAGAAACATCCTGCGCTGTTTTGGGCTTATGGCACTGGGCATGAAGTGGGCGCAGGTTGGAAAAGACATGCGGCCCACCATGGACAAGAGCGTGAACATGGTCCCATTCGATGGCTTGGCCCGGCTTGATATCCTTCCCGCAAATGGCGCAAGTCACCGCATAGCGATAGAGGAGACAGTCTATTTTCATCGCCATGGTTATGTCGGGGCGGGTGGTGCGGGGCATTAGGCGGCTTTCTCCGCTGGATGGTGGAACGTCACGCCATTCTGGGCGCCCCAGGCGTCGATAAAGTCGATCAGTGCGGTCATTTCCTGCCGCGATAGATCGGAAGATGATTGGCCCCACGGGATGAATGTCTTGCCGTCCAGGCTGGGAATGAACTGCACTTCCCGCCCAATGGCGCACATGAAAATTACCTTCCACTGGTCAGGTGTATAGCGCCGCCCATTGTGGTCTTTCTGGGCTGCGACATCGGTCAGCATGGCCCACATCAGGTCATTCTGCGGCAAGCTGCGCTTGATGGCTTTCACCTCCACTCGCGTTCCAACCGGGCATGTGCGGATATACTTTGCCGCGCGCTCCCGGTCTTCCTGCGAATAGATGGTGAGGAGGTGTCTAGACATTGACGCCTTGCAGATTGATGTTGCCGATGCGGTTTTCCTTGAACAGCCGAAGCTCGTTCCAGCCGGCCAGATCGTATTTCTTGAGCTTCTTCAGTTCTGTCTCGCGCAACTCCACCCATTCCTGGGTATCCGCAACGGTCTCGCATTTGGAGAGGAAGTCTTTGCTCTGCGCTTTGAAGTCTGCGCACCATTCATGAATATCTTCTTCCATGCCGTCCGCGACGCGGGTGGATGATTGAGGCAGCGGGCCATTGCTGGCCTGTTCCATTTCGTCGGATGTGTAGAGGCCAGAAAGCTCTTGCGGGAAGGCACGGCGCAAGGCGAGCGCCTCGGCGCATTTGGCGATCATGATGTCCCCCTTGCTCTCCCACATATGGGACAAGCCGCCTTCCTTCTTGCGGCCAGCATAGGCATCGAACCGGGCAACGCCCCAACACGGTTCTTTGAAATCATCGCGCAGGACACCAACGCGGGCCGCTGCGGGGGATTTGCTGTCCAGCCATACATCCTGCCAGTTGCCATCAGGCCCGCACCAGAACGGCCCAAGCTGGCCGGCATAGTGGCCGCTGCGCTCTGCGATCAGCCGGAAGCCATCAATGGATACCTGTACGGCCATGACTTCGCGCCGCTGCTGGCCGTCCCAGCGCTTGACTGCGTAAATCTGGCGGGCGAGGGCATCGAGGCCCGTCCTGGCGCACTGGTACATGAACAGTTGCAGCTCATCGTCCGTGCCGCCTTTACAGATCGTGCGCTTGATAAGCTCGACCTGATCGGGTGTGTACTGGGCGACCGGCGCGGATGCGATCTTAGCAATCTGGTTCATTGTGTTCCTCCTCGTATTGCTCGCGGTGCCTGCGGCATAGGCAAATCCATTCCTCGCGCTTGCGCATGTCGGCTATCTGGACATACGCCTCGGGCTCATCGTCGGTATCGACCAGATCACCACAGCGGGAACAGCGGTCTATGCTCATCACATCCTCGCCAGCAGGTCAGCCACCGGAAACGCAACAGCCATCAGGCATAGGATTGCTATGGCGGCTGCTATGTCCTTGCCATATGCCTTGAGCATCGGGATGCGATCCTCCCATTCTCGCGCTGCCATTTGGCGGGATTGTGTCCGTTCAAACTGATAGTCGGAGCGGCGGGTTTCGGCGTGGGCGCTGATGGGGGTCATTGGAGACATTCCCCGATGATTTCCCGCTCAAGCGCACCGCACTTATCGTCCTGCCATTTCACCTCTCCGTGCATGGCGACAATCCAAACGCGATCACCTTCCCATTTCGGCGGGATCAGTGTGGCGTGAAGCGCGCCATCGCCGCATAGCGCAAGCGGTCCCTTGATCTTCTGCACCAAGCCAGGGTTGACAGCCGCGCCGCGACCTCCGTTGCATGGCTTTCCGTTCGCATCAGAGCGCCAGTAAGCAACGGTAACATTCTCGCCGCGCAGCGCACGGAGTCGTGCGCGCTGCGCGGGCTCCCATTTCTCGGCAAAAGTATCGACTAGGGCGGACCAATACTCTTTGGAGCCGTCGCCGTAGCCGGAGCCGTCGCCGTCGCCGTCGCCGTAGCCGGAGCCGTAGCCGGAGCCGTCGCCGTCGCCGTCGCCGTAGCCGTAGCCGGAGCCGTCGCCGTAGCCGTCGCCGTAGCCGGAGCCGGAGCCGTCGCCGTAGCCGTAGCCGGAGCCGTAGCCGGAGCCGTAGCCGGAGCCGTAGCCGGAGCCGTCGCCGGAGCCCTTAAGAGCATCCGGGACGGTCCCAAAAAGAACCGTCGCCGTTTCCATGCTTAGAACTTCCACTTCGCGTTGACCCAGGCCTTTTCGGCTTCGGGTGTTGAGCGTAGAACGCAGGTTACGTCGTGAATGGTGGCGTCGGCGGCGGGGCCGATCCTGGTTTCGGAGTTGGGGCCTGTTACAGCCAAGCCCTCAAAGCCGCCGACATTGCGCGGCCAGTAAAGGCAGTTGCGCATCCCGCGAACCGTCAGGGTCTTGCTGTTCGGATCGGTGATATATCCAGCGAAGACGCCACGATGCTGTGTGGCGATGACTGCGTGAAATTCGGTATTCTTTGCCATTGTACTTTCTCTCTGCCCCAGAGGAACCGCGAGGCGCCGGCTAAATTATTTCAGCGCGCCGGCCCCAATCGCTTCAAGCTCAGACACCGTTATAGGATCGGGATTGCTGGACACGACGCGAAGCTGAGGCGCGCGGCGGTTCCAGCGCTTCCACACTTCATCCAATGTGTCGCCGGAAACTTGCGGGCAAACGTGGCAGTCATCCGATTCACAGCCCACGATGAAGCGGTGATGGATAATGCGGGCCAAGCCAGGGTCTTCACCGCAAAATGGGCAACCCAGCGGCGCGCGAGACTTCGGAGCCATCCCCGCCTTAATCACTTCCAGCATCGTAAGGTCCGCCATATCCATCTTCCTCTTTGCTCCCTCCCCCGATATATGGGGAGCCGCTCAAGCGCCGCTGGGGCTTGTTTGTTTTGCCGCCCGCTCGCGCAAATCAGCCATTGCGCGTTCGTCGGTCGTATAGAAATTGGGGATTTTGGCGTCGGGCGTGGATTTCATGTAAAGCAGCATTCCTGCCGTCGCAGAGCCGTATTTCTTTTCCAGCGCGAAACCCTCCTTGCCAGCAAGGCAGATGGCATATCCCGCGCGGCAATGTGTCGTGCCGCACCAGTTGGTTTCGTCAATATCTTCTTTGCCATGCCAGGAGCCCATGTCCAGGCCGTTGGTCCCGGCAGCCTTGTTTTTCTCTATGGACGCCAGAATTGCAGCGTCGATATTGGGAATGAGCGGAACTTCCTTTTCCAAAATTTCGCGCAGGACGGCACCGCTCAGGTCGGCACCGCTCAGGTCGGCATCGCGCAGGTCGGCACCGCTCAGGTCGGCACCGCTCAGGACGGCATCGCGCAGGTCGGCACCGCTCAGGTCGGCATCGCGCAGGTCGGCACCGCTCAGGACGGCATCGCGCAGGACGGCATCGCGCAGGTCGGCACCGCTCAGGACGGCATCGCGCAGGACGGCACCGCGCAGGTCGGCATCGCGCAGGTCGGCACCGCTCAGGACGGCATCGCGCAGGACGGCATCGCGCAGGTCGGCACCGCGCAGGTCGGCATCGCTCAGGTCGGCACTTTCACGCTTGCCTTCCTTGATCTCGCCAACAACAATTTCCAGCGCAGAGCGAAGGCGGAAGATTGGGTTTACTTCATCGCCAACTTCCACCTGGAGAGATGACTTCATGCTCCATGGAGCGAATTTGATTTCAACAAGCGCCATCTCTTCCCTCTTTTCCCAAGCCCACGCAGTGGGCGGCTATCTGCTTCCTCCCCCGCAGGGTTAGCGCCCCACCTGCACGCCGACTTTGATACTGTTCTGCACCTCAGCAAGCTTGAGCTTGATCGCCTGCTCCAAACCGCCCACGATGGCGCTGTTCGCGTCTGCAAGCGCCTGTTTCATCGCGGTCTCGATGCTGTATTGAAGATGCTTGTGAACGAGGTAGGTCACGCGAGTTTGTTTGCCATTCCAGGAGCCCCAGTTGTTCTCGCTCTTGGACTTTCCTTCGCTGTCCACCTGCTCCCGCATATAAAAATCTGCTCGCTGGATCAGGTATTCGATGAAAGTCACGGGGTTGCCCTTTTTCTCGCCCCACGAATTGGTTTCTTGGAGCATGAAGGTTTCGAGAAAAATTGAGATATTAGGCAGGACGTGCTTTGCGGCGACCTCAGCTACCGAAGCGTCTATTTGCTGCTGCACGCGCGCCTTGAGCGTGTCTTGGAATTTCGACCTCCGCTCAACCGGGTTACCGTCCTCATCGGTCTCATCGAGGTCATAAAGTAATCCGCGCGCGACTTGGTCAACCACGCGCTCCGCGACCAATTCTTGCGACAGGCCAAGTGCTTCAAGCGTCAATTCCATTTTGTTGCCCTCTTTCTTCCAAGCCTGTTTCGCAGGCGGCTATTCCGTTCCTCCCCCGATCACCCCTACCTATCGAAGGGGCTGGGGTACTGGCCGGGATGACCGGGGAAGGTGAGGGGATAATAGAGAAATCTATGCCCCGGTCAATAGAAAAATCTATGGGGCAAGCAAAAAGTCGGGCTGCTACCGTTTTGGCTTGGGCTTGAGGGAGTTAATGCAATGGGGATTTGGAAGTTTGTAGGGGCCAGCCTTATGGCCTTAGCCATGGCGGGATGCGCGCCAAGCCTGTCGGGGGCTAATCAGGCAGGCGGCATCATAGAACATTCGACCGCTGGAAACCGTGACCAGGCGTTCGCCATAGCTAATGATCACTGCAAGCAGTTTGGCAGGATTGCCCGTATCAGCGGCACCGATGTTCTGGACAGCACTATGACGTTCGATTGTGTCAGGCCCTAGATCCCTAACAGCTCGGACCAGTCTATAACCCGGTGTACAGCCCTTACGCGCTTCGCTGGAAGGGTCTTTTCCTCGGGCGGGTTATACTGGGCCAAAATCAATTTCTCGCTGGTGCGCCTCACTAGGCGCTTGATATAGGCGCGGCGCACGGTGTCGCCCTTTTTCTCGGGCTCCATCTCCACAACCACATAGTCCCCGATCTTGGCCGGCATATCGGGATGGACGTAAACGAGCTGTCCCGGCTCTCTCCAGGGGCTCATGCTTTCGCCGTCTACATATAGGGCATATACATTTTTTGCGCCTACCAGCCGGGGTGGCCGGCGAACCATATCGAGAATTTGGCCATTCAGTTCAAACAACCCATCCTCACCGCACGAAGCCAACCCCAAGACTGGGACATCGCTTCGCATTTGATGAATATTAATTTCCGGCTCAGTTAATAGTTTCTTATTTTCGGGCTCATCAACGGATGTCCGAGATTGGACATCAGCCATTTTCCCCTGACCAGTCTCCAGCCATTCGACACGCACGCCAGTGATCCGCGCAATCGAATTGGTATGTTTGCTGCTGGTAACTTTAGGGTTGGTCTCAAGATTGTGAATGGTCGGCTGCTGAAGGCCAAGCTTCTTGGCGAGCTGTCCCTGGCTCAATTTTGGAACGGCGTGTTCCCGCGCCGCCTTGATCCGCTGCCCGAACGTCATCGTGTATCGCAGCATAATAGATTCGTTTATATGTGACGGCATAAGAATATCTATTGACTGTCCCATAGAAAAATCTATTTTAGATGCCCATGAACCAAACGGGCATCGACGCGCTTCGGCGCGCAAAAGACATTCTCGGAAGCCAGGAAGCTATCGCTCAAATCGTTGGAGTGAAGCAGCCGAGCGTCCATCATGCATTAACGAAAGCTGAGAAAGTGCCAGCGGAGTGGTGCATCCCGCTTGAAAAAGCCACCGAAGGGGAAATCACCCGCCACGATCTGCGCCCTGATCTATATCCGCGAGAGGGTGCAGCCGCATGACCTGGCTTTGCTCCCAGCACATCCCCACATGGGCATGGATAGTCGGATACGGCGTTGAAGCCATCCTTCTTTGCATCGCGTTTCTGGCGCTGAAAAAGATTCGGCGCAGGCAAGGCTAGGGGGCTGGCAATGGGGGCGGTAATTCAGTTCATCGTGATAGCCTTGGTCACGCTGCCATTGGCCGGCGTTCCTTTCGCCATCTGCCTCTATCTCGACTATCGCAAGTACCTGCGCACGACGGCGCATCCGCGTCTCTACCAGCATCATGGGAGGTCTTTCCCATGAAGCCGCTTACGCCGCGCCAGCAAGAATGCATGGTATTCATCGAGGCCCATCTCAAAAACCATGGCATCTCGCCAACGTATGCTGAAATCGGCGCCGCTCTCGGCATCAAATCCAAGCATGGCGTCTCGAACCTCATAGACACGCTGGCCTGGGCCGGCAGGCTCACCCGCAATTACCAACGAGCCCGCAGCATCCAATTGCTGCCGACCGAAGATCACCACGCCCCCCGTTGTGACTGCCTGCGGTGCTGCCATGCCCGCTATCTCAAGGACCTCAAGCTGGTCCAGGCATTGGATGTCCCGGTGGAAATCGCGCCCGGTATTGTTCTGGTTGGTCTGCGCACTTTGCCTCGGCTTGAAGCTCGCCCGAAGTCGCGCGTGAAGTCTGCGCACATTCACAATTCCCATTCGATCCCCGCAAGTTCCGTCAGTTCCTGCGCGAATAAGGGGATTTGATTCGTGAATCTTCAATTAGGCAGAATCCACGGAAATGTTCTTGCACCGCACGGCGGAAGTTTTCCTCGCCGCGCGCGCGGAAGTGTTCTTCGGGAATCCCCGAACCATGATGCGCGGCGCATTGGTCGGAAAGAACTGATCCGCGAAACGCAGAAGGTACTGCTCAATTTCTCGGTAAAAGAGGCGTCACACCTTCAAGACACGACCGAGCGCGCCGTAGAGCAGCAACGCAATGGCGAAAGCGCGGTTAGCCTATTGGCCGTGGCCAATATGTGCCAAAGCAGCCCAAAGGCGAGGGCGCTATTCGCACCTCTGTTCGGTTTCTCAGGTGCCTACACCGATCCTGACTTCATGGAGTGGCAGGAAAAGATGATGCTGGAATATCTGCGCCAGCAAACGCCTGCCGAGGATGAGGGCGAACCGGAGCTTGAAGAAACCCACGATATGTTTGAAGGCGAGAAATGATCGAAATGACGAAGCGCCTGCAAAAGAGTCTTGACCGTATCAGCAAGTGCGGTGGCGTTGTTCTACTACACCACACATCGGAAGGTGGAACCGATTATCTGCTTCAGAACGGAAAGCAGGTTTCTCCTCATGTCATAACAAAGTTACGCGAACTGAGGCGCCTTGAGCCGGGCAGGGACGGCTTATTCGGCGGTTGTGAGCAAACGCTTCATGTGGTGGCCGCATGAGCAAGTTCGAGGACGATATTCGCGCCCGCCTAGTCATCATCAATCAGATGATCCCGAACGCCAAGGCTGTTGAGCGCCGCGCATTGCAGAAAGAGCGTAGCGACCTCGAACGCAAGCTTTCGAAGGTTGCGCCATGATGCCGGAAAGCGAAGTTCTGAGCCGAATGGGGCTGGGCGGTATTTCTCCTTGTCTGGACGCGATAAAGGATTTGCTGGTTAGCATGGGTTACGAGGATGCCGCCCGCATCCTTCAGCTTCGCCGCCCTGATGATTGGGATTGGGACGGTGACGATGACTGAAACCCAAACCGAAATGGACGAAATCTGGTCGCGCCCTGTTGCGCGCCACACAGATCCAGCCACCAGCCACATGGCAGCCGAACGCGCAGCCCTCACGGCATCCAAGAGCAGGATGCTTGTCCTGCGCCTTCTCTCTGAAAGGCCAATGACAGATTTTGAATTGGCGGCTGCGAGTGGGAAGGCTCAAACGTCTATCGGTGTGAGGCGCGGTGAATGCGCCAAGCATGGCCTGGTTGAAAAGGCCCTGGACGGTCGCGGCGAGGAAGTCACGCGGCCATCGCCCTCGGGCAGTGATGCGCTGGTTTGGCAGGTGACCCCAGCCGGTCGCGCCTTCTACGCGGAGCATGGGGGATGAGCAAGCGGGGGCGTCACGATCATCTGTCCGAAGACGAAAAAGACTCGCTTCGCCGCGACATCCGCAGAGGCATGTCAATTCCTGACATTTCCCGGAAATACAACGTCGTGGAGCGCACCGTTCAGATCCACAAGGCCAAGATGGAAGGGCGCCATATCACGCCCGATACCAAGAAGCCGCGCAGAGGTACGTGGGGCAACATCAAGCTCTGCCGGGACCGGGAATGCATCCGGGATGCTCTGATCGGCTCACCCTTCTGCCGCTTTCACCAGCCGGAACAGCCGGCCAATGAAAACCGGGAATCCATCATCTCTCCCATTCCAAAATCCAGACTTATGGCGGGGCGTTAAGGCTAATGACTAAATGGGAAGTATGCCGTTATTGGAACGCGCCAGAGTGTGCTGGCGTGTATGTTATTTTTGCTGACGATGAGCCGATCTACGTTGGTAGCAGCGGCAATCTGAAATCTCGCCTGCGTTCCCACCGTGTAATCCCTGGCTATGGGACTGGCGTTGATACCCCTTGGGGTCGTGTTCCAGGTGCGAGAGATTGCCATATTCGCATTAAGCGGGCCCAAAAGTACGGCGAATGGGCGATGATCGAGTTGCGGCTGATAAAGCGCCTTTCTCCGAGGTTTAACGTGGTTGGTGTCAACCAGCGTAAGGCATGGCGGGTGGGATGAAACGACCATCATTCCAATTCTATCCTGCCGATTGGCGGAACAACGCCAAGCTGCGCCGCTGCTCCGAAGCGGCCCGCGGTGCTTGGATGGACATTCTTTGCGTCCTCCATGACAGCGACGAATATGGCGTGTGCCGCTGGCCCCTTTCTGATCTTGCACGTGCGGCTGGTATTGCACTGAAGTTCGCCAAGGAATTGGCTGAAAAGGGCGTGCTCAAGGGTGCGGATCGCGATGCGGTGGCGTTCACCTTCACGCCTTTCCACGCGGGAAAGGCTGGGGATACGGTAACCCTAATCCCGGCGTCAGATGGGCCTTGCTGGTATTGCAGCCGGTTTGTGCGAGATGAGTGGGTGCGCGGACGACGCGGTGCTGCGACCCAGTTCAGTGAGACAAACCAGCCACCAAAGACTTCACCAATACCACCAATTGGTGAGCGGCAAGGTGACGGCCCTTCTTCTTCATCTTCCTCTACAGACACATCCTCACTACGTTCGGATGTGACGCGCAGCAAGCCGATGCGGGCCAAGGCGCGATCATCGCTTCCAAACGACTTCCCGGCAGAGACCGACCAAGCCTGGGCTCAAACCCATTGGCTGCAGCGCGGTCGCGCCGATCTTTGCAACGCCATGACAGAGGAAATCGAGAAATTTAGGGACCATCACACCAGCCGCGCCACCATGTCGGCAGACTGGCCTGGAAGCTGGCGGACATGGGCTCGCAACGCGCTGAAATTCAACTCACGGCAGAACAATGGACCAGGAAAACCAACCGCACACGAAAACTTTGCCATCGGTGCATACCTCGCAGCAGACGACGCCGCCTAGCGACCGAAAGGTCAAGGCGGCGATCCTTTCTCGCCTTGCGCTGCATTATTGGCGCCCGGATTTTTCCCCGGAACAGGCCCGGATGTTGATGGCCGATTACCTGGACGATCTGGTGGAGGTTTCCCCGAACCAGCTGGAGCGAGCCTGCATGGAGTTTCGGAAAAAGCCGGAAAGCACGTTTTTTCCCAAGATTGGGGAATTGTTGGCGATCATCAATCCGGCGCCGCAATATCCCGACATTCCGCCGCGCCGGCTGCCAACCTTCCGCTCCGCGCCCGCTTTGACCGGTCCCAAGCCAAAGCTGCGCTCAGTCGCCCAGGTCTTGCGCGACACAGGGCATTTCGCTGCGGCGGATCGCTGGGAGATTGGGCGGAAATGACAGACACCGTTTCACATGAAACGCAAATTTTTACAGACGCCATCCGCCGGCAGATAGCCCTTGTGATAGACGGACGCCGCAAGCATGTCGAGCACCGTGGGGCGCTATGCTCTGGCTGTTACGCTGAAAAAGAGCGCGGCCGCGTCGATCCTTATTGCCGCCAATGCCGAAAACTTTATATGCGCAACCGCAGATCAGCAGCATAACCCCCGCCATGGCCCGCAAGAAAAAGATGAAGAAACCCATCCTACCGGAAGGCCAAGGGCCTGAGATGACCATCGAGCAGATTGAGGCCATGGAATTGCTGGAAAAATGGCGTGAGATTCAACCGGTCTGGCAGCCGCTTGTGGATGTTTTGCGTGGAGATGCGCCATGATAAACTGGTTCGTGGTCCAAACCCATTCCCGCCAGGAAGCGCGTGCAGCCATTGAGCTGGCGCGGCAGGAATTTCATACTTACCTCCCCATCCTGCATTCCAAGCCCATGTTTCCGCGATATTTATTCGTGCGCTTCAACCGGGAGATGGATAATTGGGGTGTGATCCGCTCGACCAGGGGATGCATAGACCTACTGAGAAATGGCTTTCTGCCGATAGCTGTTAGAGAAGAAGTCATAGAGACAATTAGATCCTATATGCCTCCAATTGATCACACAGAACCTCATAAATTTATTACCGGCGAAGTAATTTGCGTGACGGACGGGGCATTTACTGGGTTCCAAGGTCTTTTTGTTTCTGACCACAAGGAAAGAGTGAAATGTCTGTTGGAAATATTCGGCGGAAAACGTGAGGTAGAAATTCCTCGTGAAAGCATAAGAGTTGCATAATGCCAACTACTTCGGCTATTCGTCAAATGAGGTTGAAAGACGCTCAGAAGGTGGTGTCTCACTTTGAAATCCGGCCAGGGGCTTGATTGACAACGGCTTCGCGCGCGCGCGGAATGCCGATCCCATGCTCGCAAGGACTGCCTATGCCTAAAGGACCTCGTGGCGTTAAGCGCCCCGCAGACACCAATGCCGCCGCCATCATGGTTGGGCGGATCGCGACCGGCGAGGTGGAGGACAAGCCATCTGCGGCGCCTGGACGGGCGGCAGGCGGCAAAGCTGGCGGCAAGGCAAGGGCGGCAAAACTATCCCCAACTGCGACGGCCAAAATAGCCCGCTTGGGTGCAGAGTCCCGTTGGGGGAAACAGGAAAAGTAGTCCTACAGGGATTGACCGAGCAGGTGACTCCCCTTATTGCTTTGGGAACCTCTGCAACCCAAGGCGCGGCCCAGCCATGTCCAATGCCCAAGACGAAGCCGCCAAAGCCGCCATCGTGCGCCGCTTCCAGTCCGTGGCGACGGAGTATCACAATTCCTTAGAGCGCCAGAAATACCACCAGGGCCAGGCCGAGGCGGAGCGACAGCTCCAGATGCAAATCTCCACGGTCGCCAATGACTGTCATGCGGCGGCCCGGCTTCTGGGGTTCGATCTGGTCGCCGCGCTGGCCGCCGCCAACCAGCAGCCGCCCGAAACCCAAGCCGTGGTCCCGCCCCCGCAGACGCAACAGATCATCGCACCCGCCAAGGCTATCCGGGATGTCGTGCTGGAAATGGCCCAGGCCGCTTATCCCGAGCCGATCAGGGCCAAAGCGGTGCAGGTGGAGGTGGAGAAATCCCGTGGCCCACTCCACTGGAAGACCATCGGCATGACGCTATACCGCCTTTCCAAGGAAGGGCTCATGCGCCGCAAAGGCCAAAAGGACTGGTTTTTCGTGCCCTCGGAAGAGCGCACGAAGAACCCCGGGGCGGCAACCCCGGGGCTTTTCAATCGCGATGACGAAGAGGAGGGCAATGCGTGATTCAGCACATCACCCGGAGCAGCTAAGTCGCCGTGCCGGTGGAAGGTGGTAGGGCCTTCCATCGGCGCGGTTTCCGCCACCATGTACCCGTAGCTCAATTGGACAGAGCGGGTCCCTACTAAGTTCCAGGCTGTCGGTTCGAGTCCGACCGGGTACGCCACGTTTAAAGCACTGATTGGCCGGCAGGTCAATAACCTATTGTGAATCAATGGGTTATTGGCTTGTCGCGCCTACGGAGTCAAACTGCATTTTATGCTTGCCAAAAGTAATCAAACTGAATATATTGCTTGCCATGAACAAACTCTCTCCCGAAGCACGCGCCAAAATCCTCTCCATGCTGGTGGAGGGCATGTCCATGCGCGCCGTTTCCCGGCTGGCCGATGTATCGATCAACACCGTCACCAAGCTGCTGGTGGATGCCGGAAGTGCCGCCGAAGCCTTCCACGACCTGGCGGTGCAGAACGTGAAGGTGGCCCACCTTCAGATGGATGAAATCTGGGCCTTCTGCCAAGCCAAGAAGGTCAATGTCACGAAGATGAAGCGCCCTTCGCTGCAAGCTGGCGATGTCTGGACGTTCACGGCGCTGGACAGTGACACCAAGCTTATCGTTTCGTGGTTTAGCGGGGATCGTGACGGGCGCTCCACCAAGGCATTCTTGGAAGATACCGCGCGCCGCATCACTTCCCCGGTTCAAGTGACAACAGATGGTTTCCAGGCCTATCGCGAATTGGTCAGCAATAGCTTTGGCTGGGACGCTTCCTATGCCCAGGTGCAGAAGTCCTATTCCAGCACCCCGGACAAAGGCCCGAGTAAGAAATACTCTCCTGGCATCATCGTGTCGCAAAGCAAGGAAGTTGTTTTCGGCAATCCCGACAACGCCAAGATTTCAACGTCCCACGTTGAGCGGATGAACCTCAACATTCGCATGGGAAATCGCCGCTTTACACGCCTAACCAACGGCTTTTCGCGCAAGCTGGAAAATCACTCCCACTCGCTGGCGATCTATTTCTTCCATTACAACTTCTGCCGCATCCATAAGTCTCTGCGTGTCACCCCGGCCATGGCCGCTGGTATCACAGACGAATTGATGGACATGAGCCATATTGTTAAGCTGATCGACGATGCTGAAGCGGCCCCCAAGAAGCGCGGGCCGTATAAGAAGAAAGCGGCGTGATGGTTTGGCTGCCTGAAGGCGCGGTCGCGATCAATGAACTCACTAGCGCAGATGGACTAAATCGTATCGCGATATACCAACGGTCAGATCGCTCTTTTTCTTATGTAAGCGAGCGGTTGGTTAGACACCGCGGAGGCGAATCCACTTGGGAACCTGAGTTCCTCTCCGGCATTCATGCAACTGCCAAGGATGCAGAGCGAGCGGCATTTGCGGAAATGCCCTGGTTGGGCCTTCAATCCCCGAGCAATTGACATTGGACTCAGGAACGCGAAAGGCCCGGCGTTCTCGAGGACACCGAGCCTTTCAACGGCAATCGTCGGAATTGGGCACTCCGACAGGTAACAGGCTAGCAAACAAAGTTGTCAGCGCCACCACACCATAGAAATTTGGTTAAGACAGTGATCAAAATTCAAACTGAGACATTACCTGTCACCGGCTTGCTCGGTGCCCACC